GTAATTGGGATTGGCATGATCACGTTATAGTAAAACTTTAAATATGAGCAGTTGTAAATTAGTAATAAAAGATGAAGTGAATGTGAAGTTCGAGAACCTGAGCCTCGAATGGCGTAAGAGATTATCAAACAAATTCAAATACGAGATACCATATGCTAGACATCTACCAGCAGTAAAACTAGGCAGGTGGGACGGCAAGGTGTCATTCTTTGGTTTGGGTGGCACCACCTATCTAAACTTAGTTGATCAAATACTTCCCATACTGGACGAGGGTGGTGTGTACATAGATGTAGAGGACAAAAGAGAGCAACACAACTTTGAATTCAAATCCGTAGACAAGAATTATCTATCGCACATAACGTGGCCAGAGAATCATCCGGCCGCGGGACAACCCATCGAGCTGAGAGACTATCAAGTGGAGACCATCAACAAGTTCATAGAACATCCACAAAGCATACAAGAGATCGCCACAGGAGCAGGTAAGACTATAATCACAGCGGCATTGTGCCAACTGGTCGAACCATATGGAAGGACACTTACCATAGTTCCAAACAAGAGCCTCGTTACACAGACAGAGGAAGACTTCCTTGCCTGTAACTTAGATGTAGGTGTGTACTACGGTGACAGGAAAGAACTGGGCAGATTCAACACTATAGCAACATGGCAATCGTTAAATGTATTAGAAAAGAAAAGCAAGGATGAACACACAACAGATTTCCTAGAAGCAATACAAGGAATCAGCACTGTGATTATCGATGAGGTGCACATGGCTAAGGCAGATGTGCTGAAGAGATTACTGACAGGACCATTCGCACACTGTGGCATACGTTGGGGACTAACTGGTACTGTCCCAAAAGCAGATTACGAGTTCATGGGATTGAAATGTAGCATAGGTGATGTATCAAACAGGATACAGGCAAGCGAACTGCAAGACAAAGGTGTACTTGCAAACTGTCATGTGAATGTGTTACAGACACAGGATCATCCACAGTTCAAAACATACGCAGAAGAACTTAAATGGCTTACAACAGACAAGACCAGAATGAAATGGGTGGCCAACACAATCAAAGACATATCAAGTTCGGGCAACACACTGATACTCGTGGACAGGATATCCGCGGGGGAGATCTTGGAAGAGCAGATCGAAGATGCAGTGTTCGTGTCAGGATCAACTAAAAACACAGACAGGAAGGAACAATATGATGAAATATCTACTGCAACAAATAAAGTTATTATCGCCACATATGGAGTTGCCAGTGTTGGTATTAATATTCCTAGGATTTTTAATCTTGTTCTCATAGAGCCTGGCAAGTCATTTGTCAGGGTCATACAGAGCATAGGACGTGGGATCAGGAAAGCCAAGGACAAGGAAAATGTGCAGATATGGGATATTACCAGCAGTTGCAAGTTTGCGAAAAGACACTTGGGAGCAAGGAAAAAGTTTTACAAAGAGGCCAATTACCCGTATACTATAGAAAAGATAAATTATGAAAATCCTTACACTTGATAATAGAACATACAACCTAGAAAAGATCCCGGAATGGGTCGATGAGAACCTGAGATTCGCAGTGCTGGATAACTCCGATCCTAATGAACCTGATTTCTTCTACATACCTTTGATATTTCTAGAGAGCTTCAATGCTCCAGCGGCGGTATTAGAGATTGGACCACACAAAATAAAGATGCCATTAGATTGGAAGATGCTGATAGGCGAGGCCGGACAATCCGAGATGCATGTGCTACCAATTACCAGTCTCAATGATAGAGGCTTTGATGCATTCACATTCAATCCTTTATCAAGTCCTAAACCAGACTTTCATCCAATTGATGTTGTAGACATATACACAGAAGTTAAATGGTATTTCCCAAAGATAAAATCAGGACAGATGTTGGCAGTGCCATTAAGCAATGGACCAAAACCCATGTGTGCCTACTTCGTCAAGGACATCTCGAGGCAGAGTGAACAGGTGGACTATGGCTCCGTCTGGTAGAAAATCAATAACAATAGATGCACCAATCCTTATAACCAGCAACAAGATCGCTGTGTGGATGGACGAAGACTGGATGCACAACTTCTTTGACTTCATGAGAAAACACAAATTCCAATTTTCAGGTTTACAACATAAAAACAAGAAACTAAAATTAACATTTGTAACAGCGAAAGATTGCACAATGTTTGCACTAAAATATGCCAGCAGAAAAAAATAGAAAATTCTTTGATCTTAGAAACGGACTGAAAGCAGTAGACTTTAGGAACAAGGACTACTTTGACAGGATCGATGACAAGGAGAAATCGTTGTATTCACCTTACATGCTGATGAGATATGTTTCCAACGTGTCTTCGAAGGATCCGTTCTACATAGAACACTACATAGAGATGGTGAACGAATGTGTGAACAAGCACTGTTTTACCTTAGGCAAACACAAGAAACTGTTATGGATACTGACTGCTATGTGTGGAGCAGAGACAACACAATTCCATCAATGGATCAAACCAATGAAGCGTGTACCAAACAAGAGTCTAAAGAAATTACAACAGATATATCCAACATGGAAGGAAGCAGACCTAGAGACGTTGGACAAGGTGATCACAGACAGAGAACTAGAGGAACTGATAGAAGCACATGGCATCGACAAATAAATGCACATACTGTGGCAAGGAATTTGCCAAAGAACGAACACTGCAAGTACATCTGTGTGAGCCTAAAAGAAGATATCTTCAACGTGACGAGAAATGGGTAGTGAATGCATTCATGGTGTTCCAAAGATTCTATCAGATACACCAACACAATTCAAAAACAAAAACATACGACGAGTTCGTAAAGAGTTCATACTACAATGCATTCGTCAAGTTTGGTAGATTTATTATGCACATCAACCCTTTGTATCCAGAGAAGTATATAGACTATGTACTTCAATCAAAAGTAAAACTAGACCATTGGGCAAGAGATGATTTGTATGAACTGTACTTGATCGAAGCACTGAAGTCGGAACCAGTTGAGGCCGCACTACAGAGGAGCATAGCAACAATGATGGACTGGGCTACTGAACAAAACGCACAGTGGTCCGATTACTTCAGACTTGTAAATCCAAACAGAGCAGTGCAACATATTCAGCAAGGGAAGATAAGTCCATGGTTACTGCTAGGTTGCAATGCCGGCCAAAGGATGTTAAAATCTTTCAACGACGAACAATTACAGATGACTGAAAAATTTATTAATCCAAGTTTCTGGCCAAGCAAGTTGAAGAGCTATCCTGCTGATCACATGCTGGTGCAGGACACAGCGAGGGAGGCAAAAATTGTCTAAGATAGATCTAGAGGTCACTGATAAATTAGAATTCGACGATGGAGACTGTGCAGTGATAATCAAAGAAGATGGATCAATAGGAAGAGTGATAATGCCAAAAGTTGACAAGGATCTATTACAAACTGAAGGATATAGAAAACTTCTGGATGTGTTGGAAGTATTGAAACCAGGGTCTAGAGATAAAATGATTCAACATGCTGAAAAGGATAAAGGGAGCGTACACTAATGCCTGATGTAGATGTGGATTTCTTTGACCGAGACAACACTTTAAAATTATTCAAACACACACCGGCCTCAATGATCAAAGATGGCAAGTCAGAGAAACACAAAACTGGTGTGTACTTCCACGCAGTACCAGAACATCCTGTGACTGGCCACGCATCATTGGATTACAAAAAGGCAGAGGACAGAGGATACTTCAAGATAGACTGTCTCAACGTCAACATATACAAAGATGTGAAATCTGAACAAGAACTTGTTGAACTGATGCTCCAAGAGCCAGATTGGGACATGTTGAAAGATCCAAAGATAGTGGATAACCTATTTCACTTAAATGGTCATTACAACATAGTGTCCAAGTTAGAACCAAAGACCATAGAAAAACTTGCGGCTGTGTTGGCCATAATACGTCCTGCCAAGAGATACCTAATGCACAAAGACTGGATAGAAATCACCAAAGAAGTGTGGATCAAACCCACAGACGGCAGTTACTTTTTCAAAAAATCACACGCTGTGGCATATGCACAGGCCATAGTGGTGCAGATGAATCTTATTTCAAAAGATAAATATAACTTTAGTGTACAACAAGACAAATAAAAAATTCACTAAAAAATCCAAACCCACAATAGTAGACCTGCCCAATGACGGGCCACTCTCGATTATTCCGTTATCGGCATTGCTTTCAAAATATCATAAGAACAAAAGCAGACACACAGTAAAAGTTCTTAACAAAGACGGACAACTAGATGCACGTTGGATAAAACAAGAACTGCCAATGTGGCAGGCCATTTGGTCTGAAAAAGGAATAAAAATTAGATGGGATCGCAGACAGCGGTCTTTTTTTTTGACTGCTATTAAGTAGGTCTTCGGACTAGTTGTATAGTTTTCCTTTTAACACGCTTCTTTGAAATTTCTGAAAGTTTTACAGTAGGGCCGTGTACTATTTCAACGTCCTTAGAATTAAGTGTAATCAACGTTGAACGGAAATATCTAAATTCACCTTTGAGGAATATGTTGATTGGTAATTTACGATTGGACTCATGCCACCAAGTTTCCCCACACTTCAGGAACTTCATCTTATCCTGCGGCATCATAAGCCTACCGTAGTCATAGAAACTGATCACGTTGTTATCTTCGTTCTGCACTATGCCCACATACTCCAAATCGCCCTTTCTGATCAGGCTTAGGAATGGGAATTTGTCTCTGAGTGTCTTAAAAATTTCGTTCATTCTATATCTATAAATACTGTTAAATATGTATTATGCAAACAGTACAAAGGTATTTAATAAATCAATTGGTAATCGCCTACAT